TAGGTCTAAATCAACAATGTAATTTGATTTAAATAATCCTGTGTCGATCATTTCGTACACAGAATTTTTTATGGATTTACTCAGATCTGATACTATTCTCTCAGGTTTTTCAAATTCTTGTTTTGGCGTCACCCAACTTTGTATATTTAGATATATTGATTTGAGTTGTTTGGCATCAACTGTGCCGTAATTTATCTTCGCTTCAGGGAACCCTACAATACGCGAAGTTTTGCCTTTTTTCATATATTATTTGACATACAAATGTTTATTGTTAATAAAAATATACCACTAAAATGGTATTATGTCAAATTTTATCAACATCTGTATTATTTAGTAATATATGCTGATAGTAGAAGTCAAAAATAATAATATCGAAAAAGCACTAAAAGTGCTCAAAGGTAAAGTTATTAAAACAAAACAATTGAATATTCTCAGAGCTAAAAAAGAATTTCAGAAAAAGTCTGTAAAAAGAAGAACTGAAATTAACAATGCAAAGTACGTTCAGTCGAAAAAGGATTCAGAGTCTTACTGAATGTTGTTGTAGAGAGCAAAAAGACGAACGTAATTAATTTTACTGTACTCATCTTTTTCTATCTGACCGATAGTTTCCTGAAGTTTTGTTTTAGTAACGTCATCTTCACTCTCAACACCGTTGAGAGAATATATTGTCTTGTTCTTTAGTTCGTTATATTCTATCTCTAAATCTGTATCTTCAGTCATCAAAACTTTTGCCAAATCTGTTTTAGATGATTCGTCTAATGTTTCAATATAATTTGCTAATTGTTTTCCCGCGATGTTAAAAATAGTTTCAATCGGTAAATTAATTGATTCTTTTACTTGTGGTTTTTGAGTCAGATTTGATATTAAGTTTTTTCTACTTTCAACGGATTCCAAAATTGTGGTGGGCATTGAGTATACCAAATTGTCAATGTTTTGGTATTTGTTTTCACAAACAACATCTTTAATCCACAAGGAAACTGATGACAAATCTGATTTAGGTAATATTTTCTCGATCTGTCTCAAAGATTCTGTAATATACAATTCGGCAGTTTCTTTATCCAAACCTTGGTTCTTGTCGAGTTCTGTGTATAGATGAGTTAAATTACTGACAGCTTTATTCTCCAAAACAAATTTTTTGAAGTTTGCCATATCTTCTTTCATTGTACCTTTCACATAAGAAGATACCAACTTAGACTCTATTTTAGATAAAATTTCTCCGAAGTTCATTTGATATATTTTATAATAAATATATTAGTTTATCAAATTGCCCAGCACTTTTTCTATTTCACCTAACGAACGTCTTCCTTTTTCCAAATCAAGCTCATCAATATTGGTTGATTCTGACGAATCAAAAATCATGTTCATTTTTTTGGTTTTACTTTCAGGGGTTACCTCACCGGTTGGTGATCCTGTTTCACCACCGGGAGATTCCAAAGGTGTTGCCTCAGGAGAACCAAACTCACCACCACCCTCAATTCCAAACTCTGAAGTCTCAGTTTCACCTGTGACAGGAGTTTTAGAACCATATAAGTTATCAACAGTATCAAACAAACCTGTTTTAGTAATGACGTTTGGAGTGTTTTGAATTTCTGTAGCAACCGCTTTTTCAATCCTTTGTTGTTGTAGGTCAAGTTTGATTTCCTCATCAGAAAAACCTAGTATGTGTTTCTTAGCCCACGATTGTGATACTGGAGCAATACCTTCAATTGGCATTACAGCGTCTTTGTATAACAACATTTTTTCTTTCCAAACATCGATAGTCAACAAATCAGCTTGTTTTGATGGATTTGTCAAACTAAGTTGGAATGACCCTAATTCATCTTCAAATCCTAACAGGAACAAGTGAACAATAGCGATCTTATTTAGTTCGGCAATCATTGACTTCTGAATACGATTGATTGTACGTGCAAAACGAATATCCTGAAGGGATAAGTTTCTTCCATCACCAACAACTTCTTCAAAACCTAAAAATGCTTTTGGAATTCTAAGTGCCGTCAATAGTTTCTTTTGAATATATTCGATATCAGCGATCTCAGATAAGTTCTGAGCACCCTGTAATGTTTCGATTGGATTTGGAGCCGAAGGATCTCGAACAGGTATAAAAAAATCTTGATCAACCGCCATTTGGTTGAATCTCATATCTACGTTGCCAGTTTTGGGATCTGTAACCATATCCTTTTTGAACTGTGCTGCAAATCTTTGAACATACGGTTGGATATCACCATCATCCATGTTACCAACATAAACTTTGAACACACGTCTTTCAGGTGCTCTTGAGACACGATAAACTAACATCGCATCTTCACCCAAAACTAATTGTTTCCAAATTCTTCTAGCTTTTTCCAGCATTGAAGTACCGTAAGGTAATTTTCTGTCATCACCTAATAATCTAAAATGAGCAATTTCCCAACTCTTAAATTCGAGTTGTTTGTTTTTCCATGTAAAAGTAAGACTTGATACTTTATCTGAAGTACCGGCTAATCCCGCTCCCGAACTTGCTCTTCCTCTCATACCAACTTCAACTCTTTCGATCTCGATATTAGGTAATTGAAGACATCCTACAACACCTTTTTCAGGATCTAATTTTAAGAAAACAAAGTTATCACCATACTTAGACGTATTTCTTGTCCACATTGGTAAGTTAGTATTGATATCCAAAGCGTTGTTAAACAAATCACCCAATACTGCTTTGATCCTTGGTGAATCAGAATAAATTTGCAACATGTATCCGTTTTCATCTACCGTAGTAGACTCTTCCGCATAGGTATCCAAAGCTGCTGAAATCTCAGGAGTATATTCCATTGATTCGTAGTCGTAGTATGACGCCAACCTTGTTGGTTCATAATAAACCGCTTGTGAATAAAGGTTATTCTCAATTTTAGCCCATTGTTGAGTTATATATGATGTTTGTCTGGCTTGTAATTTTTCACGTTCATACTCAGCTTTGTCCGTTGTTCTGAGTAGTTCTTTTTTGTCAAATTTGTACGTAGGTACATCTTGACCCAGTAATGAGTTAGGTCCGAAGGTCTGTGATAACCTCTGCCATATTGTTAAGTTTTTATCTTCTTCCGCCATATTCTACAATATTACTTGATATGTATTTTTTATCAACGTTTTATTCCTCCGAATACCCATAAATATTCTTGATAATCCCTTTTAGTAGGTTGATTTCTATAAGCAGGATTATTATCAAACATTTGATTTGGAATTTGTGGATTGAAGAATTGTTGTGTTGGCTTTTCATAAGTTTCGACCGTCCAAGATTCTAACATACTTTTGGCCATCTCATTTACCTTATTTAGTTGGGTGAATGATGTTTCAGCAACATATACCGCCATGGCAAGTGCCATAATTAAGTCGTCGTGTTGTCCTTTCATGTGATCGGGTCGTCCATTGATATAAACAAATGTGTTCATTTCACTTAACAATCTTGTAGATCTAACTTTCATTCCGTGTCTTAAGGCTTCTTCAAAAGCTGCGATAATTTGAACACGTTTCTGACTAAAATTTAAACCTGGTATTTTGTCTCTAACTTTGGGATCAAACTTCCATTTATTTCCGTATTCAACGCCCTCAACATATAAATCTTTATAATCTAATTCTTGTAATTTCCTAGCGGTTGCCACACCCATACCACCGGTAATATCTATAACAATAAATGCTGAATACATCGTCGCCCACTTAAATGCAATTTCAGCCAATACATCAGGTGGTAGTTTACCCAAGTATTCGGCAACTTGTTCTCGTTCATCAAAATCATAAATTTGAATTGTAGAAAAGTCCTCCGAATCACCCCTTGAAACGTCAACTCCCATAATATATTTGTGACCCATTTCAGGTTCTTTCCAAATCCAAAAACCACCACTCATCATTTTTCCAGAAGGATCTTTGATAGTAGTTTCAGTAATGTTTTGAATCAAGTTTGAATCGAATACGTTGTCACCAGATCCTAAGAAATTACACTCCAATTCTTGTGCAACTTTTCTTTTATCGTATTTAAGTTTTTTCACCATAGCCTCAAACCATGACGATGAAGGTTTATAACCTTCTTTGAATTTTGACACTATTTCTTCAAAATTTCTTTCAAATGGATTGATCTTTGAGTAATCTAATAAAACTTCTTTGTCATCATATTCTTCTCGATTGAGAAAATAATGAATTATATCTTTTGTTTTTACTAAATACAAATCTTTTGTATAACGAGGATCACGATACCAATACATTTCAGTGATTTTGAAGTCGTTCATACTACGTAAGGCTTGATCGTAAATTTCGTAGTAAATAGGATCATATCCATTAGGGGTGGAGATGACAATTACCTTACCACCCGTAGACAAAGATGCCATACAGGCAGCCCAAAAGTCTCCATCGGCATCAATAAAAGCCGCCTCATCAAAGATAAGAATAGTAGGTGAGTAACCACGAAGTGCGTCTTTTGAGGTTGCTACAGCCTTTATTTCACACCCATTTGAAAGTTTGTAGTGTTTGGCTGCGTTTTTATCAGGAGAAAACCCAACACCAACCCAATCGGGCCATTGGGCAGTAAATTCTCTTATTTTGTTTGCAAATTCAATAGACGTATCTTGTTTGTTAGCAATAATCAAAACCTTTTCTGGTTTGTTTTTTCTAGCAAAAACAACTTTTTTACTTGCCCAAGCCGCTGTCACTGTTGATACACCCGCCTGTCTATACTTCAAAGCTATGTTTTCGTTGTACGCATCATAGTCTTCTACCAATCGGACTTGATCAGGAAATAGTTCTAATGGAACATATCGTGATTGAGTATTATCGTAGGTCTGTAGATAGGTTTTTAAAGCGTAGGCAGTACTTGTCATACACTTTGAATACTCTAAGAGTAATTGTTCTTTACTTAAACCCATTGTGTGGTTTAGGATCTACTGATACCTAAACTACCTAAAAAGTCATCTAAATCACCCAAATCATCGTCATCATCAGGTGAAGCAACGTCTGAGTCTGACTCTTCAGAACCATAATCTTCATCATCATGAGTTTCTTTCAAATGGTCCACAATTTCTGTCACCATTCTATCTAAGATTTGGGTAGCCTTAGCGTCACCTCTAAGAATTGCCTTTGCTAGTTTGAAAAATTCCTCAGCAGTCAATGCTGAAAAACGAGCGAATAGGTAGTTCTGTATCCATCGTTTATCTTCGTCAAACAATTTTTCAGGATAAGATTCAATAAACTTTTCCCATAATACAGGTCCAAGTCTCAAATCCCAAATTTCGTTTGCTAAAGTGTCTGTTGACGCCATCACCATTTCGGCTTGTTTCGGGTCATCGGGTAATCCTTGAGTACCAAGAATTTCCATTGTTCCTTTAATCAATTCGTGTACAAGGACTGGAAAAAATACACCTCTAGCTTTTACTGTTGGTGGTTCGGTTTCAATATCAACTTCTTCCTTACCAGCAACACCACCTTGATTCATCATCATGTCCATCGCTTGATCAGGTAGAACCCAATACAACAAATCATTTACTGACATGAGAACACCATAAAGATTCAATAACTGAGGATTTAATCGATCAAGTTCATCTTTTACTAATTCAAACATGTAATGTCCTTTTTTTGATGACCCTTGAATTAGAGCATTTATAAATCTTCGTTTTGCCTTTTCAATGTCATATCGTTCAAAAGCGGTAATAAAATCTTCAATGTCTTCTTCTTGTTGTTGGAAATTTTGTTCAATTTCTTCTTGTTCGGGTTCTTCACCTTCTTTGGAAAATCCCTCCATATCAATT